ATTCGCAAAGTACGGTGTGACTGCCCTCCCGACTACGCTCGTCTATCGACGCGGCGTCTTGGTCAAGCGGTTCATCGGAGTTGTGCAAGCTGCTGAGATTGAGCCGTATTTGGCTAACAAGAAGCCATACCCACTGTACGGCAAGCTGGACGGCCAGCACAAGCTCCTTCTTTGCGGGATTCCGGACCATGAGAAGACTGAAGCGGCTCTGCCCATTATGAAGGAGCTTGAAGCCTTCTTCCAGGTTGAGTATTCGATTGACAATGAATACAAGAAGCTGAACGTCGATCTCCCCTTCGTCCTGGTCTACAAAAACGATAAAGTGGCGACCTGTGTTTATGGTGACATCACAAAACAAGACATCCTTGATGCTGTTAAGGAGGTGAAAACACTCAGCCAGCAAAAACAAGGGATCACGGTTGTAGTCTGCGGTTTCAACGAGCGAGCATTTACACTGAACGTCGTCGCCCGCGTCCTGAAGAAAGATGGAATCACAGTTATCCACACAACTGATTACGAGAAGTATGGAGTCACGGAGACTCCGACGATTATCGTCTACGAAGGCGGTGAAGAAGTTTTTCGGTTCGTAAGCACCAGAGCACGCAAATGTACTTGATCCTTGCCGCAGCCGCAACAGCAACACTAGTGATGACAATAGGGCAATCGAGTCTTAGCCTCAAAATCAGAGACACCCTAACACTACCATCTGTATTAGAAGAGCTACTCTCTTGCCCTTATTGTCTGTCACACTGGGTTGCTGCCCTCCTAACGATCCCTCTCGCAGAGGGATTTTTTCACTGGATACTTTTGTGGTTGGCTACCGTAGCTGTGTCGCAGGTATTCATACTGCCTATCAATATGGTGCTCAATGCTACTCATAGCGGTTAGACTGAATAACAACAAGATGGAAATGTACCACTGGAACTCCGGTGGTTGTGCCACACTTACTGGTGGCGGCTGGATCGGTTGGGCTACGGAGAAAAAACGGAGCCACCCATCAAGCACAGAGAACGAATTCATAATGGCTTGTTTGGATGACCCAAGAAGCTACCACATTAAAGCCGACGATCAAGGGATCGTCATAACTAACATGGAGAATGGAAATGTCGAGGTTTCGACTAAACTTACTTAAAGACGGCGTGACGACTAAGTGCAACGGCTTGCTCGGAGACGAGCAGCCTATCATCGACCAAGGCTGGGATGCTTGGCTGCTTCTCACAGTTGACGAAACGGGCAAAATCGTAGGTGCCCGCCTGAGCGAAGACACACCGGGCAAGAGCCCCGAGGAAGTCTGGGACAATATGGTTGCGGTACATACGCCCAAGCCGGAACCCAAGCCGGAACCCAAGCCGGAACCCAAGCCGGAACCCAAGCCGGAACCCAAGCCCGTCGAAAAGCCGAAGGCTGCTGAGTACCGACCCCGCAAGGCCGACAAATAGATGCCCTCAATCTATGACGCCTTTGCTAATACCCTGATCGCTGGCCTAACAAGCCAGTCGATCACATCATGCTTGCGTTGGGCCGAGAAGCGCCGCGTTATGAGCGGCGACTTTGGTGGTCCCTACAGCACCAAGTATCATCCTTGGTGTCGCGCACTGCATGATTCCAAAGCTATGACCAATAGCGTTATGAAGGGTGCTCAGACGGGCGTCACAGAGGTTGCCATCAATCAAGCCTTCTATTCTGTTGACATACGGAAGAAGGACGTCTTGTACGTCCTTCCTACCGCTCTTAACGCATCGGACTTTTCTAAAGCCCGCTTCAACACTGCGTTGAAGAATTCACCGTATCTCGATGCATTATTCACCGACACAAATAGTATCGGCCTGAAGCAAGCTGGAGGTACTAACCTTTACATTCGCGGTTCCCGAGGAGACTCCAACTTAAAGTCAATACCAGTTTCTATTTTGATACTAGACGAAGTTGACGAAATGGATCAAAAGCAAATTTGGCTGGCTTTAGAGCGTCTCTCGGGACACATCGAAAAACTCATTTGGGCTATCTCAACTCCCACGATCCCAAAGCGTGGCATTCACAAACTCTTCCTTGATGGGACACAGGAACACTTCATGTTCCCGTGCCCACACTGTGGTAGGAAGATCGAGTTGATGTGGCCCGACAGCTTCAAAGTCTACGGCGACGTTGTGGGTGACCCAGAGTGTGCTAAGTCACATTTGATTTGCAGTGAATGCAAGAAGGAACTCAAGCACCACGACAAGCCCGATTTCCTTGGTAAAGCCGCGTGGTACAAGAGGCACGACGCCGACGACCACAGGTCGTTCTATGTGAACCAACTCTACAGCTACACTGTGCAGCCGCGTGAGATTGCAAATGCGTATCATCGCGGCCTTGGAGACGATGCTGCCAGTGTCGAGTTCTACAACTCCAAGCTGGGGTTGCCGTTCATTCCCATTGGCGGCGTCATCACGGATGAAGAAATTCTGGCAGTCGTCCGTGACTACTCGAAAGAGATGGTTCGGCCAACTGACTCCAGCCGCTTGATCACGATGGGTGTTGACCAAGGTAAATGGAACCACGCCTGTGTAGTGGAATGGTTCACTCGATCAGACGGCAACGACTTGAACGCGAAAGCATTTGCTAAACTCCTGTGGGAAGGCAAGGTACCTGGAGACAACTTCTCCTACCTTGATGATCTCATGCGTGAGTGGCAAGTCATCCACTGCGTCGTGGACGCTGACCCTCAGATCAATGACGCCCGTCGCTTCGGACGCCGCTACCCAGGTTTCGTAACGCTGTGCCGCTATCGAAGTGGCTGCACGAACAAAGAGATCAAAGTAAACGAAGACAGCGATGTTGAAATCGCTACAGTGGATCGGACAAACTGGTTGGACGCAACCATGGGTCGAATCCATACCGGACGTATCGAGTTCCCCAGAGATGTCAGCACGGAGTTGAAAGAACACCTGAAAGCTCTCACGCGAACCTACGAGAAGGACCGGGACGGAAACCCCAAGGCCGTATACATCAACTCCGGGGCCGACCACTTTGCACACGCCTTGAACTATGCTGAAATAGCACTGCCTCTCGCATACGCACGCGAGACCGGTAGAGATATCGCGAAGTTCCTCTAATGAATCTCTTACCTTTCTTTCCTGAAAAAGTCTTTGACGGCACCTTCAGCGGGCGACCCAACTTGAGCGATGTTCGACCTCCAGGGTACCACGACTACATGAAACTCGCGAAGGAAATCGAACATACGCAACGATTTATTCTCGAAAACTTCGAAAACTTGCAGTCGTCACCCGACCTACTGGGGTTTTTTCGCGATTTGGAGGCGAAATCGGAAAAAATCAACGAAAAATTGGAAAATATCACCCCACCGGACGATTTGCTGGCCTATATAAAAGATGTAGAACGTAAAACAGCCGTCCTGGATGATCGTATACACACGCTGCAACGCAGCCTAGCCCGTGCCGAACTTAGCATCGGGGACTTGGCTGATCGGCTTGAAACCATCGAATCCTCCTGGGCGAACGATGTCACAGCCTTCCAACGGCACAACAGAGGTGAGTACAGCCGTCTCAAGGAGAGTGTTGCGGCTGAGATTGACGACCTGCGAGATCGAATCAAACGCCTGAAGGACATATTCTAATGGGTTACCAGAAACCTACTTTTCCCGATGACACCTGGGATGGAACAAGCCCCACATACGATACCCGCGAGATTGACACCTTAGCGGATTCGTCTATGGTTGATCGGTTCATTTCTGAAATCGTAGCCGTTCAATCACTCGTCTTCGACTCGAAAGACACTCTGGATTTCTTCAACACCATCGGTGCAGCGAATACAATCGTAGCCGTCGATAGTGCTGCCTCTGAGTTGAAATACAAGACAGTCATCGGTGGCGGCACAACCACCGTGACATCGAACGACTCAGCTATTGTCATCAGTTCTACTGGTAACGGCGGCGGTGACATTCCTTACTCTGGTGAAGCTGGAGAGGATGTCGTAGCCGGTCAGCCTGTGTACTTTAGTGCTGGCAAACTCTACGGAGCAAACTCAGCTAATGGTGCCCTAGTCGGCTTCATGCTGGAATCGGCAACAGCCAATACGTCCGGTAACTATACCGTAGACAGTAAAGTAGAACTAG